AAAGGTCGGGTTCGATCTGTGCTCGCCGGTGTGGGATGTCGACTGGTTGACGAAGCTCCGCAACGTGCCGGCCGATGGGTGGTGGCCGCGCCTGATGACGGTGCCGCACCCGAGGGCGGTCGGGTCGTGGGGTGACGAAGTCGTCCGATGGGCGAAGAAGAACCGGGCGATCACTCTGCACTGGTGGCAACAGCTCGTCCTGGCCCGCCTCCTCGAGCACGACGACGCCGGGCGGCTGGTGTGGCGTGACGTGTTCCTGTCGGTGGCACGCCAGTCGGGCAAGTCGGTGCTCGTGTCGGTGACCGGTGACTGGCGGTCTGAACAGAGCGTGCGGTTCGGTGAACCGCAGTTGGTGATGCACACCGCGGACACGTTGCGGCACGCCTTGGACGTGTGGCAGTTGGCGTTGCCGCGGGCGAAGGCGTTGGGGTTGACGGTGCGAAGGTCGCAGGGGTCGGAGGCGATCGAGAAGACGGACGGCGGCCTGTGGGTGGTGCGTTCGCAGACGGCGGTGGTCGGGTCGGCGGTGTCGTTGGCGATGGCCGATGAGGCGCAGGGGATCAAGTTGTCGACGATCACGGAGAACCTGTCGCCGACGCTCGTCGAGAAGCAGCAGGCGCAGATGTTGCTGGTGTCGACGTCGCATTCGCAGTGCACTGATCTGATGCCGACGTACCGGTTGCAGGGCACCGCCGATCTGGATGCGCCGGGGCGGATGTTGATGCTCGAGTGGTCGGCCGATCCTGGCCTGTCGTTGGGTGATCCGGTGGCGGCCCGTCAGGCGTCGCCGCGGTGGTCACCGAACCGTGAGTTAGACATCGGGGAAGCCGTCGCCCGTGCTCTGGCCACTCCGCCTGGTCACGAGTTGCGGGTGGCGGTGGATGTGCAGTGGTACAACCGGTGGCCGTCGCTGGCGTCCCGCGGTGCCGGCGAACTACTGCTCGAGGTCGACGTGTGGGCGGGGTGTGCCGGTTCGCTCACCGAGTTGCAGCCGGGGTGGGTGGCGATCGAGGACAACTTTGGGCATGGCGCGGCGGCGGCGTTCGTCGCCGGTGACGGTGAACGGTTCGAGGTCGACGGGTTGATGTGCGAGTCGTGGGATGCGGCGTTGGTGTGGGCACGCAAGTTCCTCGAGGAGTCGCCGCAGTCGAAGTTGTTGGTGGGTGCGTCGATGACGCGGTCGGTGCCGGCGGATATGCCGGGTGGGATGACGCGGGTCGGTGGGGCGGAGGCGCGGCGCGGGTTGGCGGTGTTGCGGTCGTTGGTGTCGACGCGTCGGGTGGTGCATGACCGGACGACGGATCTGGATGGGCAGATCGCGGCGGCGAGGGTGCGGCCGGTGGCTGACGGTCTGGCCCTGGTGTCGGAGGGGCGTCAGGATCTGCTCAGGGCGGCGTTGTGGGCGTTGTGGTTCGCGCAGCAGCCGACGCCTGTGCCGGCGATCCGTTAGACGAGCAGGAGTCGGCCGAGGTAGTCGACGGTGACCGTGGTCGATCGGCCCATGTAGTCCTTGGCGTTCGTGGAGATCGTGAGCAGGGTTCGGCCGAGGTAGTCCTTCGTCTTTGTTGTGATCGCGCTCGGGTTGGGTGTGGGTGTGTCTGTGTTGGTTGCCATGCCGTCAACGCTAGTTGTTGCATTTGCAACGTGGTCGTGGTATACGCTGGACGCCCGTGGGTAAACGGGCCGTCGAGGAACGCCAGTTGCGTCCTGCTGATGGCCCGGTCACGCCGAACGCCAATGACCCGGCGACTCATCCGCCGGGCACGGTGGGTCCGCCGTCTGCCGTGTCCGGCGACCCGCACGGCGTCCTGTTCGTGTCGGAGGGCACCCCCAGCCCGTGGCCGCATTCGACGATTCGGCCGTCGCCGTGGTCGGGGTGGCCGGCCGAGTGGGACACACCGAACTGGTCGAACCGGGTCGATGACTTGACGGATGTGGCGTGGGGGTGCGTGGATCTGATCGCGTCGCTGCTGGCGTCGATGCCGCCCTACCTCGTCGGCGCCAGCTCGTCGCTTGACGACGAGTGGTTGATCAACCCGGACCCGGACTTGTACACGTCGTGGCATGAGTTCGCGAAACAGTTGTGGTGGGATTTCATGTTGGGTGAGGCGTTCGTCGTGTCGACGGCCCGCTATTCGACGGGGTGGCCGGCCCGGTTCCATGTCGTGGACCCGTGGCTGGTGAACGTCGAGATGGACGGCAGCCGTCGCCGCTACACGATCGGGAACCTCGACGTGACGGGCGACATCTTGCACATCCGCTACCAGTCCCGCACCTCCGACGCCCACGGCCACGGCCCGCTCGAGGCCGGGCGGACCCGCATCATCGCTTCACGGTTGCTCGCCCGGTACATCTCGAATTTCGTCGGTGGCGGCGCGGTGCCGTCGGGGATCATCACGCATCCGGCGGCGTTGACGGCTGAGCAGTCGGCCGGCTTGCAGGACCAGTGGCTGGCGGCCAGGGCCTCGAGCATGGGCCTACCGGCGGTGTTGTCGGGCGGTGTCGAGTTCACGGCGACGCAGCAGTCTCCGGCGCAGATGGGGATGGTGGAGTTGGCGCAGATGACGGAGTCTCGTGTGGCGGTGTTGATGCGGGTGCCGCCGTTCCTGATGGGTCTGCCGTCGGGTGGGGATTCGATGACGTATGCGAATGTGCAGTCGATCTTCGATTATTTCTGGCGGTCGGGGTTGAAGTCGCGGGCTGACCCGGTGGTGCAGGCCCTGTCGGGGTGGGCGTTGCCGCGGGGGACGACGGTGGAGGTGAACCGCGACGAGTTCGTGCGGCCGGGGCCGTTGGAGCGTGCCCAGACGTGGCAGATCCTCATCGGCCTGGGTGTGGTGACGGTGGAACAGGTTCAGGAAATCGAACGGTTCACGATCGCTGCACCGTCCACAACGCTCTCATCGGGGGTACTCCAGTGAGTGACACGATTATCGAAGCGCCACCGCGGGCCCCGGTCGAGTGGCGTGCCGCTGTCGCCGTGTCCGGCGTGGATTTCGCTGATCGGATCATCGAGGTCGTGGTGGTGCCGTACGACGAGACGACGATGGTGGAGTATCCGCCGGGGTCGGGGCGGCTGATCACCGAGTCGGTGGATCGTGGCGCGTTCGACGGGTTGGAGAAGCGGCCGGGCCGGGTGCGGGCGAACCGTGATCATGACGTGACCCGTTCGGTCGGCCTGGCTCGTGCGATCCACACTGACCGCGACGAAGGGTTGGTCGGCGAGGTGTACGTGTCACGCACCCTGTTGGGTGATGAGACGTTGCAGCTCGCCGACGACGGCGTGCTGGGGGCGTCGGTGGGGATGGCGGTGAAGCCGTCGGATCAGCGTTGGTCGGAGGGTCGGACCCGGCGTCGGATCGCCAGGGCGTTCCTCGATCACATTGCGTTGGTGCCGAACCCGGCGTACTCCGGGGCCGAGGTGCTGGCGGTGAGGTCGGTGTCGCCGCCGGTTTGGGACCAGCCGCCGGCGACGCCGTACCTCGACGAAGCACTCGCCTTCCTGGCTTCCTTGACACCGAAATGACATTCGTGTAATTCTGGTCGGCGAGTAGTCAGCATTCGCACTACCGGGCGTCTGGTCCATGTAGAACGTGGCGGTCCGTAGCGGGTACGAGCGCCCTACGTCAGGAACCCATCGTTTCGACGTACCGGAGGCCCCCCGTGCCCGCACCCGCACCCCACACCGACGCCATGATTCGCCGCCTCGAAGGCGAGGTCGAGGAACGCACCCAACTGATCCAGGGGCTGGCGCAGGACGCCCAAGCGGCCAATGGTGGTGTCGGCCGCGACTTCACCGAGGCCGAACGCGAACAGATGAACCGTGCCCGGGTTCGGATCGGCGAGCTCACTGAGCAACTGGTCCCGCTGCGTGATGCGGCGAAGATTTCGCTTGAGGCGCGGCAGCGGGCCGAGGTGATCAACGCCGAGATCGAACGGATGCGTGGCCGGGGCGAGATCCGCGGCGACGTCGAATACCGTTCGGCGGCCGCCTACATCGCCGACTTCTACTACGGCGCCCTCGGTGACCGCGACGCCACCGACCGGCTCGAGGTGTTCAACCGCACCGCCGCCCACCAGATCACGTCGGATAACCCCGGTCTCCTGCCGGAGCAGATCGTCGGGCCGCTCGTCAACTTCATCGACTCGGCCCGCCCGGTCGTTTCGGCGATCGGCACCACGCCGCTCGGTACCGGGTCGTGGGCGTACGCCAAGGTGACGCAGCACACCCTGGTCGGCGAGCAGACATCCGGTGAAAAGACGGAGCTTTCGTCGCGGAAGATGATCTC